TTAAAAGCAATTGCATCGATTACAGAATTCATTCTTCAAATCTTTCTCTTCAAAGCTCTCTTGATTTCCCTCTCTTTCAAGCATCAAGCTCTCAGCATTCAAGATCAACCAACTTTAGGGACTACGTCTCTCTAAGTGCTAACCCGGAAAAAGGGCGTGTGATTAAAAGCGCACCAATAGGCACCTCGTGTTGAGTTATTAGTTTCATTTCCGCAAGCAATCTATCTCTCTCGATTCTCTTTTCTTTTAAAATCAATCCAATCTCTTTCTATTTCAGAATGTCTTCATCCAACTCGCAAAACTCTGTGAACATGGTTGACGGGGTCGACCTAAATGATCCCACCGCTGTTGCTATAGCGGCTGCTAGTGGAACATGGGGAGAACTGGATAGAGCATCCACCTGCATGTACAACTTCTTTGACGTGTCAGACGTTGAACGCAATCCTGGAGAGAGTTCCAAGCAATTGGTCTCCAGGATCAAAAAGAGGGCTGGCGCTCTCCTTGGAGTTTCTCGGGCTTTTAAGGACACTGAACAAGTTCTTAGTGCTGAACGCTGTGCTTTTAAAAGCTTCAGCGATGATGAGGAAATAATGGCCACCACTTTTGAGCCATTAAAAGATAGGGCTGAGATTACTCCTACCGCAGCCAGCAAACTAGACAAAACCCTTGAGGCACACAGAGCCAAATTTAACTACATGGCTATAGACAGTATAAGGGTTGCTGTCACTTCCTTGATGCACCAAGGAGATTCTCGCGAATGCATCATGTATCTTTGTGACCGCCGGTTCAAGGACCCTCTTCTTGGGGCTATTGCTCTTATAGGCTTTACTCTTCCTGGCATGCAGACTCATGTCTACAAGACTGGAAGGATGATGGCCTTCTCTAGGAAGGAAGCTATAGCTGCAGACAGACTGCAGCTTTATTTGTATGTCAAGGGTGCTAAATTGGAGCGCACTCAAAACACTCCAATAACTGTCAATGTTAGAACCTCGCTGATTTTTGGCTCCAATGCAGAAAATCTGCTCAAATGTGATTCTCAAATAGACACAGACATGAATATAGTGAGCTTTATGGCTCAAAATCAAGATCTGTTTGGGTGGCTTGAAGCGGCTCAAGGGGGTGGTTATGTGCCCCAAAGTTTGAGATCTGCCACCACGCACACGAGCAATTCTGTTCTACTCCACAAGTGGAACAATCCTGTTGGTTCTGTGTCTCAGCGCATAGCTTCGCGCATGATTTTCACCAAAGCCATAGATGCTGGCACCTCTTATGAGGACAGTGATGTTGTTGGGAGCAACGCAAAATGTCCCAACTCTATAGGAAAGAACTTGAGAATTGGAGTTGCTCAGGCCTCCATTCAGAACACCAAGGATGACTCAACGCCATACAGTTTGGCAGATTTTGTTCAGGATGGTCCTATTGCGCCCGTAGTGGCAAGTCTTGAAAGTTTTATGAGCTCTCCCTCTATATCTCAGACGCTCCCCCTTATCAATGATCAATTCACCAGACCCATCTATTCCAGAACTTTTGAGTGGAAAGCTACAGACACCGTGGGAGCCTCCATTTTCCAGTTAGAGCTGCCAGGAGATGTCGTTGGGCCCCAAGCCTCTTCCTTGTTTAGTGACACCATGCAGAGAGCTTTCTGTTTTTCAAGCGATTTTGAGCTTAGTATTCTTTTGACTGGGAATGAAAGCTACATGGGAGCTCTTAAAATTGTTACAGACCAGCTAAGGCGTTTCCATGAGGCTAAGCAAGATGATGCTCGAGTTTTCCATTCCATGCCAGGGAGAACTGTTTTTGCCAAAGATTCTGATGGCATCAAGATACCCATAGAGTTCATGTCGATACACAAAGCGGTTTCTGCGCATGATAGTAACTCACACAACGCTCTCTCCAGAGTGGAAGCTCGAGTAGTTACACCACTTTCTCATATTTCGCTCTCTAGTCCTGTTCTGAGTATAACAATCCAGGTTTTTGCCAAGAATGTCAAAGCGGACTACATGATGTGGAGATCTTTGGAAACCACCTTTCCTACAGCGAATGCCACTCTGCCTTCTGCAGTTGGTGACAATTTTGGCCGTTTGCGCACAAGCCAGAGTGAGATCTTGTCCACTTCACAAATTCTTGGATTGCTAACAGAAAGGGCTTTTCTCGGCACTGCAAAAGTGCAGCAAGATACAGGTGCTCGAGTGATAATTGCTGAGTTTGCTCTCCATCCAATGAGTTCACGAAATGTTGATGGCACCCTGTTGCTGTCACAGCTCGCAGCTCTTTCTGCCATGTACGCTTTCTGGCGGGGCTCTCTTGTTCTAACTTTTGAGATTAATTGTTCAGCCTCTACAAGAGGAAAGTTGATAGTGTCAGTGACCCCCAAAGGAGGAGTTGCTCTTGCTGGCATTACAGCTTCGCACCAGGGATATGGTGCAGAGTTTGACCTTGGAACTTCCTCCACAAGATCTTTCACAATGCCTTTTGTTTCAACTGATGAGTGGGAGTCCATAGGGGATGATGGCATAATGAGTGCCTTTGAAGGAGTGTGGGACTGCCCAGTGGCAAACTTGCTCGTTTTGCATCCCATTACTAGCATAGCAGAATCAACGCCCTCCGTGGATATCAGATGCTACCTACATCCTGGGCCAGATTTTCAATTAAGAGGAAGAAGGCACATTGGTTTAAGAGCCGCTTCTCGGCCCCTTTCAATAGCTCAAGCTTCTCCTGTGCTGAGTCAAGTAGATTTTAGTTTGATGGCTTCCATCTCCATTGATGCCACGGAGGAGAGTGTGGTGGTGGCAGTTCCCTGTGCTCCATGGTATTCGAAGGAAGAAGTCGATTACACACTCCTGCAGAATCCTTTGCATTGGGCTTCAAGAATGTTTACTCTGTGGAGAGGAGACATTGAATACAGGTTTGTGGTGAAAGAGGAGGCTCTTGGCGATGGATGGCAGAGCCCAATTTCAGTTTGGCACAATCCTAATACTCAACTTTCAAAGTGCAAAATCACAAAGATATCAAACAAGAAAATAAGTAAGGAAACTTACCATGGAAAAAAGTTTTGTTTGATGCAGTTGAAGAGTATAGATATTGTTGCGGTTGATGACAGGAGGTTCTCCTGGCGGCTCTGCAAGATTCTAGATACAACCAAAGACACAGCAGGTGATTCTACTTCTCCCTCAGTGACCCAAATAACATACACTGGTCACCCACCCATGTCATCACAAACAGGAGTTGTTTGTATTAAGTTTCCGAAAAACAGCATCAAGGGGAAACTAAAAGTATACTCGAAGCCAGGAGAAAATTTTGAGTTTAGGCATCTTGGTGGAGTTCCTTCTTTACAGGTTAGCCAGATGGTCAAATATAAAAAGCCATTCCAAAATTCGGTCCCCGATGTTTTTATAACCCCATCCAAAGAATCATCCAAGAAAGAACTTGGGTTTAAGCCCAAAGTGGTGGAGTCAGCGGCTGTTCCCAAGCTGGCAGTTGGACAGGCTCAAGGGTTGGTTTCAAAAATTAAAGGTTTTGGTTCTCTCTGGAAATTTGATGAAGAGGAAGAGACTTTAAACTCTGAGCTTCAGAAGATGGCTGTGGAAGTTTCAGGAGAAATCGACCCCATACAAGATGAAGGATGGGCAAAAAGGAAAATCAATGAGATAGTTTCCTCGGTGTCAACCAAGCTAATAGAGGCTTCCACTTCAATCTTATCCAATGCAGCAACAAGAGCAATTTCAACTCTTTTTGATGTTATGATAGGGAAAGTGAGGGGTGTCCTTTCTTCTCTGGTAGACAGCATATCCGGAGCTTTTAAAATGTGCTTAGGCGATCCAAAGTGCTTGTGTCTGATAGGCATATCCATTTCTGCTGTTCTTGGGTATTGTACTCTTAAGTTAGTGGAAAACTCTGTTCCCGATGCACTGGGAATTTTCAAGGCGCTCATGATGGTGGCTATAACGTCCATAAGCGCGTTGTACTGGCCAAAAGCCGCAATCTCAATAGTCACCAAGTATGAGGAGCAGTTTAAAGACATAGAGAATTATTGCTCCACGATTTACAAGCACATTTTCTTAGGAGTTTCTGAAGACAAAATGGAAGGCGCGACCCCAGCTAAAGCATGCGCCACCAATTTTGAAGATTTAGCTCACGGAAAGGCGCAGGCAGGAGGAAAGTCTTTTCTCGAGTTGGCAGGTCTCATAGCGTACATAAGGCTGTGCGTTGTTCTGTGCAAGGCTATGAACACTTCTTTTTTGGAGCCATTTACCCCCTCAAACATGGAAAAGCAGTGCAGAACAGTTGGAGGAATTTCCATAGGAGTCAAAACTCTATGTGAATTCAAGGATTATATTTACAGGATGATAGTTGGGGGGATAACACCAACTTCTTCATATGTGAAAGTTTCTGGTCTTACTGGTTTTGACATTAGAGAGTGGTTTGAAGAAGTTGAAAGTGTCACTCTTCAGGAAACGCGTTACACACAGATGGGCAGTGATGAAAAGATCAAGCAGATTAGAGCCCTCTACGATAAAGGTGTAAATGTCATGGGAAAACTGACAATGATAGATTCACCACATCTATCAAGAGTTTGCGAAAGAAGTTTCCGATTGTGCAAGGAGTTACTGGACGAAACGCACAGATGTAAAGGAGCTAGCTCCACCAGAGTTGATCCTTTTCATGTTAGTTTATATGGATCTCCTGGAGTTGGGAAGTCCTTTGTGATGGGAAAGCTTTTGGATGATGTCCTAGATTTTATGAGTGAACCCCAGGCGGATAGATGTTACTCTAAAACTCCAAATGAAGAATACTGGAGTGGATACATAGGACAAACGGCAGTGAAATGTGATGATCTTGGGCAGGACTTGTCGAAAGGCTTTTCTCCTACCTATAACCAGATCATACAGATGAAGACCAACAACTGTTTTATAGTGCCTATGGCGGATCTTGCAAACAAAGGTAGAACCTTCACTAGTAAGTATATCTTTTCTACCACAAATGTTCCCGGATGTGGAACAAAACACGGATTGGCGGACCCAGGTGCTTTCATGAGGAGAAGGAACATTTTCGTTGAGGTTGAAACAGAAGGAGACATGATACCAGGAAGCACGAATCACATGAGGTTCACATTGCTAAATCCTTTGAATCCGGATGAAAGAATAATGAAATATCCAGCAAGAATGAAGTACGTGGATTTCCTTTGTGTTTGTGTTGCCGAGGCCCGTGTATATTTTGAAACTCAGAATTTGGTGATGGAAACCCTAAATGGAACAACCAAGAACCAGGAAGAGCCATCAAAGGACGTTATTGCCATACTTGAAGAGCTTGGTGATGGTGTTGTGGAAGGAATTCTAGAAAAGAGGAAAGAGCTTTTGTCTCAATTTGGAGTTATGGATCCCCCCCCTTTTGATGCTATTGAACTGGAACCAGGAAAAGCACAGGCAAGTGTGTGTTTTAGTACAGATGCTTTTGGGAATCCTTTAAAGAACCCATTTGTTGAGTTGTTTGGAAAGCTGCGCGATGAATTTGAAAGGGCCACAAAGCAAGAGATGCCAGATGACATACTGACCAAGTTTGGGGCTTCTTTAACGCTTGGAGAGCCGACGGTTTTTGGATATGAGAATCAGTGTGGGATGCACAGCGCAAAAGACTCAAATCTGATGAGCAGCTTCTTCACATTTATTTTTGGAAAGAACTTGATTTACAAGCAGGAGCAGGAATTTTTGAGACATATTGACACACTCTCGAGTATGGGTGTGTTGCGGTTGGTGGATGCCGTGACCACAACCACGAAAGGGGACAAGAAGATCCTGAGTTTTGCTAATATTTATGATAACCAAGCATTTGAACAGCTTGGAGTTCTGGAAAGACTCATCTTCCACTTAGTTTTGGCAACACGCGCAGCAAAGAAGGGAAGAATCAATGGCATTAGGGAAAGGCTTGCTAATTGGTTCACCAGTGCTAGAATTCTCAGCAATAACATTCTGGAAGAACTTCCAAGCCCAATCAAAATGTTGCTGGTGTTAGCCACGTCTGTTGGTTCATTATATCTTGCTTTTAAGGGTCTTTCTGGAATAGGAAGCATGATACTTGGCTTTACTGGCAACTTCACTGCTAAGGAGGAAGACTTTGAAATGATCTCTCTCAATGCTCTTATGGGACAAGCTAAAAGTAAAGGGAGGAATTTCATAACATCTGGAGATGAACTCACCACAAGATTGTCCAGAATGATGAGTAGGGCTTCTCTTGCAACAGGAAGAGCTCAAGGTGGGCGCTCCCATATGGACACTTGTGAAGCGCTGCTTGCTCGACAAGGACAAATTACCAATATGGCGACAGGTCTTCACCTTGTGGCCACAGACTTAGGGGGAGGCTTTCTTCTTGCTCCTCTTCATACTTTTGCTGGAGCTGAGAAGGACGACATTTTCCGTTTTCAGAATGGGGCTGATTATTACTTTGCTTTTGAACCAAAAGATGTTTCCCAGCTTTCGGAATACGATGCCTGCATTATTAGAACTGACGCCATTCCCATGAAATCATCAATTGTTAGCATTTTTGCTAAAGAGTCGCAGATTGAATTGCTGGTTGACATGAGTGCTCATTTTGTGTGTGGGCCATGGAAGGTCCCTTTTGGCGGGGAATTCATAAGCGAGCAGACTGTGGCTAAGAGAATAGCCAGTTTTAAGTATTTTATGGATGAAAAATTATACATGGCTATAAATGGTTGGTCCTCACCTTTCAAAACCGAGGATGGCCAGTGTGGCTCTTGTTTGGTTAGCACAAGTGACAAACTTGATGGGAAAGTCTTCTGTTCGCTTGTAGCAGGGACTTACGACAGGGTAACTGGCAAATACGTGTCCACTTATGTTCCAATCACTTGTGACATGATTAAGAAAAGCATCTCACTCTTAACAGGTGCTGAGTTTTCTGAGAGCCAGTCAAGCATTTGCGACTCCCCAATCTCCGATACCGTTGCCGAAACCATCAAAGTTGACCAGCTATTTTCGAGCAAGCCAGGAGCATCAGGAAAATTTGGAGTGTTTGGTGTCAATGATACCATTGGCATAATTGATGTTGTGGGCAGAACCTTTCCCGAAACCACGCCCAAATCAATTACCAAGAGCACAATTGTGCCTAGTTTGATTCAACCATATATGCCCAGGAAGCCATTGACAGAGCCTGCCATATTGGATCCCAGAGATGTCAGGTTAGGAGAGAACCGATATGACCCTATGATTGATGGAATCAAGAAATATGAGGAACAAGCCAGACCAATCAAGATTAGCTGGAGAAATCAAATCATTGAATCCATGGCAGCCCAAATGCAGGACTGGGAGACTTTTATGGTGAGAGAAGGGTATATGACCATGGATCTTCCAATGAGTGTTGTTATCAATGGGATTGACGGTGTTGAGTATTATGAGCCATTGAATATGTCCACAAGTGAAGGGTATCCTTTGATACTCAACAGGCCTAAAGACGCACATGGGAAGGAGTATCTTTTTGAGACAATGGAATCAGGGGAAAGAAGAATCAAAAGCGCCAAGCTGGAGGCCCACTATGAGAGTTACGGGCACGCTCTTCAAAGTACAGAGCCATTCCCTCTTATCTGCATTGAGTGTCCCAAAGATGAGAGAAGAGCCTTGGACAAAATTTATGAAAAACCCAAAACAAGACTCTTTTCAATTCTTCCAGTTGAGTTCAATATGCATGCTAGAAGGCTTTTCCTGGACTTCAACGTCTTTGTTATGGCCAATAGACATAAGCATGGTATTATGGTTGGGATAAATCCGCATTCAAGGGAATGGTCTGACTTAGCTATATCTCTTGCCTCTTTCTCCCCTTACGGATTTAACGGCGACTTCGCCAATTTTGATGGAATGTTCCACCCCTCTTCTTTTTCAATGGTCTCTGAGTTGGCCAACATCTTTTATGGAAACTTTCTTTCTACAGAGAGGGACAACTTGACTAGGATGTTAACCAATAGATTTTCACTTATGAAGGGAGCTATTCTCAGAGTTCCTGGAGGAGGACCCTCTGGATTTCCCATGACTGTGATATTTAATTCTTTTATTAATTTATTCTATTTGCAGAGTGCGTGGATAATGTTGGCTAGGTTTAATGGTAGGCAGGATATCTCCCACCCTTGTAATTTCCCCAAGTATGTCAGAGCGTGCGTTTATGGGGATGATAACATTGTGGCTATCAAGATGGAGGTTTTACCTTGGTACAATCTTCAGACTGTTTCAGAAGCTCTCTTTGACTACTTTGGAGTAACTATGACTGATGGCGCCAAGAACAAAGCTTCAGAAGCGAAACCATATGGGAAGATCCTTGAATTTGATTTTCTCAAGAGACATTTCAAAGCGGATGAACTGATACCATCCCTTTTTCATGCTCCATTGCACAAGAGGAGTATTGAGGAACAGGTTTATTGGATTAGAGAGGGAGGAAATTCCTTGGAGCTTTTGGAAGCAAACATTGAAAATGCGCTGTACGAAGCTCACCATCATGGACGGGAATATTATGAGGAATTGAAAGATCAAATAAAGAAAGCAATGAATAGAGCTGGCTACATGAGTTTTGTGGCTCCCTCATATCTTATGTGTAGGCAAAGATGGTTGCAACAAGACCTTGGAGAGGTAGCAACCTCATCTCTCCCTAGCCATGTAGGTTTGCTTAAAGAAGCCACCAAGAACCATTTTTCTGCTTTGACAGGGCAGGAAGAAATAAAGGCTATTTTTGAGGAGATTGACAATGGGAATGGGGGAACGACCAAACATGGAAACATGCAGCAAATCCTTCCTAATATCTTTATAGGTCCAACAAGAATCTTCGAAACAAAGTATGGAAACAGCTTGTTCAACCTTGTGTGCGACAACTCTTTGAGCAAGGGTCAAACCAGATATGGTGTGAAGCATGGGATCCAAAGCTTGTCCAAGCCCGATTTCACGTACATTTCTGAAAGCTTACCATGTTTGACGACCCCAAATTTCAGGATGGTTTGTTTGGATCCCATTGGAGGGGAATTGGCCCTAGCCACAGCTTTGTGCCTATTACACGCAGCTGGGATAATAAATACCAAGACTTTCACCATGTTCATGAGAATACATATCAAACAATGGAAGCACGTTCTACAGGCTTACTTCAGAGTGTGTGAGACCTTTGTCAGCAAAGAGTGGCAAAACTTCAAGCGTGACATAAAGAGGCTTAGTCAAGACGATGTTGGCTGTTCAAGGACAACCCCGGTATGTGGAAGATTTCTTACCTTGGATGGGCAGTTACCCCAACACATTAAATCTCTAGACAAGATAGATTTCAAGAAGACTAGGCGCATCAAAATTGCTCAAGACGAAGATTTCATAATTCAAATTGATTGATTTGGTGTTTGTCTTTAGAGGCTCCTTCAGCCCTTCATGGCTTTAAACTGAGTTAATAGGGTTAGTATACGAACTGAGCTTTTTAATTAAAGTGAAGGACCCGGGCCAAGGCCTCGCCGTCATCTACTCGGCTCAGTCAAGCTATCGACTTTAAAGGTAGCGACCCCACTCCCGGCTAGAAGGAGCTTCAGGAAAAGAAGAGAAAACACAGTTGGAAAACTTTAATTCCAGGGACATTTGCTTGTCTCTTGTCTAACGCTTACGGATTGCAATTTTGGAATCCTCTGAAACTAGATCCTTGATTGGACCGAAGACAGCGATGGTGGTAACATGAAACAATATAACCAAAAGGACATTAACATGTCCACCAAAAACAGTAGTTTTCTCACTACTTAGGCTTAACCTAAGGGTGTTTTATAGTATAGATTTTATTATTATTAGTTTAGTATCTATTTCCTCTAAATCATCCTTCGGGATGGGCCATGAGGAAAGTAAATATTAAATAAGGC